TCGAAAAATCCGCTTGCTCTCACTGCTACCATACCCATCCAGATACCAGCGTACTTTCCTCTGTCCGGGACTGGAGAAGCATCCCGGAGTGGGTCTTGAGCCTACTACCAACGTAGCACCTTCATCCCCTTGTCCTTTGGGTCCGGTGCTTAGGCTGGTCAACCAGGGCTTTTACAAGCCCTCGACTTCAGTCGGGGGTAGTTGACCTCAGTCCGTATTCTTTTTCAAGTTTAGCACGGTAGCCTGTTTTGACGGCATCGGCAACCATGTTGAACGGCAGGGACAGAATTGGGAATGCAAGTGCATCGACACCTGTTCGCACGACCCACTTCGTCAATTTAGGCTGGTTCGAATACCACTGATGTGCTTTTATGAAATTCGAACTAGCCCAAGGCTTGACTTTTGAAACGACAGACTTGAGGGCGCCTTTGAGGGCAGTTCCCCAGCCGGCCTCCTTAACAAGATGAACAGAACGCAACCTTTCGGCTAACTGCTGTGCATTTTTTATCCTTTCGCTGTTCATAAATAGCCCTCCTTGTTTCCCAACTTAGCTTCGATATACCTGATTATATCATTAATCAAGACCGTGTTGATATTTTCCTTTTTCTCAAACAAATAAGAATGGAAGAGTTTAAAGAGCTCTTTAGGTTGGAGGTTGAACTTACTGGCACGCCTGAGCAGTTCTTCGAACCTGAAGCCGATGGAGAACATGAAGACATCAGACGGTCTTGGTTCGAATTCAGACGGAGCAAGCCTTTTGCCATCTACATGTATATCGAGCATTTCGGCATCGTCATCGCCAAATATATCATCTTCGAAATCAAAAGCATCATCGAATTCATCATCTGGTTCGCTGAGTGGTTCAGCAGAAGCAATTTCTTTCAACGAGCCTTCAGGAAGTCTATCTGTAAGGTAGTCGAAGAAGAACAAGATGGTAGGTTTAGCGAAAGCTATCCAGATATTAGCAACTGGATGTTCAAAGCCTGGATTATCTGCTCTGTGCTTATCGAGATACGAGGCGAATGCTGGATTTATAAAGGCAAACTCAAAAATCTCAGCAAGTGTAGGTAGATAATCGGAGTGAGAATGGAATGAATTGACAGGTATGCTCATTGTCAGAAACAGCTTGTCTGACGGCAGCTCAGTCTCTCCTGAGTTTCTGAGCTTTTCGAGTTCGCGAGTTAGGAAGAGGAAATATCTTTTAAAATATCCAAAAGTAGACACATTAAGAACCAAGATTTTAGAAAGCAACGTGTTCAGGTTATACATATTGTTCCCCCCCCCGCGAGCTGCATTCTGATGCATCATGACGCATCAAGGCTATTTGCATCACATATAGTATACCACGAAAGCAGGGGTATGTTGGAAGCACCGACAAGTTTTTTTAAGGTATAGTAGAATAAACTGGGAGGTGAAGTGGATGTTTAAGATGTTCATAGCGAAGATATTCAAAAAGCCCGAGCCGATAAGGGAGTGGGCGCTCGAAAGGTATGGAGTGTTGGGATTGATGATTAAACTTGATGAAGCATTAGAACAGCTTAAGGATGCACTGACAATGGAAAACAATCAAGCAAGAGAAGTGGTAATTGATGTACTGAGCAGAGTAAGGCGCATATCGGAGGCAGGTCTTGCGATGCTTGAAGCAGGACAATTGACAAGAACAGGCGAGAGGCTGGAAGACTATAAGGTGCTCAGTAGAGAGCAGGTTGAAGCGCTGATAGAACGTCTCAGCAAGTTGAGGTGAGCGCAATGATGCTGAAGCTTGATTTAGATAAGGAAAAAGAGCGGATATTGAATGAAGATATAAGTGACTGGGGCAAGTACCATACGATAGTGGTGGAAGGCAGCCTGCGCGGTAGCGGGTTCATGGCGCTGATGAAGTTAATGACACTGAAAGTAAGATTGGTAGTGTATACTGACAGCATACCGAACATGGGGCTGCTGGGCAGACAGCTATTGAGGCATGCGGAAGTATACGTTGGGAAGATGAAGGTGCCGTTGGTATTAGAAGCAAAAGACGAAATTGGTATTGAGCTGGTCAAAAAGGTAAGAGTCAAATAAGAAAGCGCTTGACAAGCACAAGGCAAACCTGGTACAATAGATAGGGAGAGAACATGGAGGGAAGGGATTGTGCTTGAAAGGTGTTGAAAAGCTCCTTACAAGAGCACGAGCGAAAAAGGAAATAACGTGGCCGTTCAGTAAGCAGGTAGTGAACGGCGAAATGAAAGACAAGATACCAGAAAATTTGGTGACAGGAAGAAAAATAACGTTCCTGCCATATTATTTGCGTGGCAGGCGTTTTCATTATTTTGTACTCTTAGTAAAGTCAGATATCAGATACGTGCCGAGGAAAGTGGCATTAGAATTAGCGCTTGAGATAGCAGAGAAGATAGTAGGACGTAGGTACGAGCAGTACGTACTAACGCCTGAGGGAGTAGAGCTCTGGTTTGCGATGAAGCCGAACGAACTTAATGAGTTACTTAAACGCAGGGACGGAAGGCGACCGAACTCAAAAAAGCGCAGCTTGTACTTAGACCTCAGGCAGTTCCACAGCCTAACACCAGAGCAAAAAGAGAAGGTAGCACTTTCTAACCCACGAACGAAAAAGGTATACATAAAAGACGGCAAATTGACTGTAGAGATAGAGCTGCGCAAATGGACGATGGAACCTGGCTCAGTTGTTGTACCAGGACTTGTTAAGGATGTACGCATCAACCTTCAGACAGTTAAACGGTACGCCAGCATGAGCTACGAAGAGATTGCAAAACAAAGAGGAATTGACCTAGAAAAGTTCAGATACATTCCGAGTGACAAACTCAGGCAGGACAGAATTGAGCTTATCAGTTCCAAGGATATTTTAGCTCTTCTTGGCAAATTCGACCCGCCATCGCCAGATGAAAAGACAATCACCTACACAAAAATCCTCCAAGAAGAACTCAGGAAAGCTGATTTAATTAAAGAATACTTTGCTAAAGGCAGACCTGTTGCATATGGCAGGTACCATACTGTTGCTGTTGGGCTGTACCGTAAAAGCAACATCGACATGCTCGTGCCATATGCAATCCAGAAAGTAGTAGGCGATGAATATGCAAGTCCGTGGTCTGGTAGTGCGTATGTTGAAGGCATTGGGAACACGTACGTAAGCAAGGTAAACAGACTCAGATGGTGGGACCACAACAGTTTGAGAAGCGTTGGTGGAATTGATGCGTTTGCGTTCTTTTACCGACCCCAGCGGTATGAAGACTACCCAGACCTGAAAGGTTTCGAATACGTTGCAATGCGCAAAATCCTCAGGCTCAAGACAGGCGGACTAACCGAAGAAGGCTTCAAAGTCGTTGAGCATATTGCGAAAATCATTCGCGAAATCCAGAAGTACAGATACCTAGAACCGAGAAAACATGTCAACAAAAAAATAGACAACATCATCAGAGCGCTTAGATACATCGCCAACATCCTCGGGGCACATGAAGATGGAAAAGACATCATCAGCACAAGGTTCCTAGCAAAGCTCATGAACGTGTCTAACTCTACAGCTTGGAACATCTTAAAGCTACTCAAAGAAGCGGTCATCATTTCCTTCATAGACACTAAGCTTGTCTACAGCCATGAAACTGGAAAGCACGAACCAGTTCCTATCTACTATGTACTAACCAACGTCGACCCGTTCGAACAAGCCTTCAGACTCATGAAACTCGTCAGCGTCTACATCCACGAAGGCATGTTCCATGCAAGACTTAAAAGACTATATGAACTATCAGGCGTAAACTACACCGTTCAGCTTGAACGCACACCACACCTGAAACAGCTCGCTCAAAAGCAGCTCAACCTCGAACAGCTAATCTCCAGCCCTCCTGAGGTCAAATACTACGAACTTCAGTCAACTACCCACCACCTATAGAGACCGAACATCCCGTATCCCATCCCAGTCGAAACTGGGAATTTCGTTTTTGGACTTCCCTTTGATTTTAGCCAGACAAAAACATTTTTAACATAAGCTAACTTGATTTTATCAAGGCTAACTTAGTGCACACGCCAGAGCTAAAAAATTGCCCGCTGGCGCGGGCGAGAACCTTTCATTTAGGTTTTAACTAAGCTTAAGGAGGAAGGTTTTTAGCTAAGCTTAGAAAAAAAACAAAACAAATAGTGTCCACGAAGTGGGAGCCCACGCAGTGGGCGACCACTGAGTGGACTGCCCACGTTAGTGGGCATTTAAACCTATCGATAGGTTTTAACCTAACTTCTAGGAATTCAAACAGTCATTAGCTATCAGCCAATAGTCTAAAGGTTTACCATTAAACTTTTGGCTGGTCTTAACTTAACTATTTGTTAGTTAAAAGCCTTTCTAAAGGCTATTATCTAGCAATTAGGTTTTAACCCTTCGATAGGTTTCAACCTAGATGAAAGGTTTTTGCCTTATGAATGATTTTAAAAAAACTCACTCTTATTTTTCGAATAAAAAGGTGGTCGTTCGATAATTTTTATCGTAATGAGTTATTATCTAACGAGAATAGTGATAAATAAACGTTTTTCCTTCGATTACCATGGCTCACCACATGGTGATTTATGCTTTCAACATGCCAGATGCAGGCGGTATAATATGTCTTGGGAGGTGGGAAGATGCTGTTTGAAAAGTTGGTTAAAATAGCACAGGATAGGCCTGATAAAAAGCCTCAAGATGACAAGCCAGGACCACCTGAGACGAAGTTCGAAGGCAAGACGAAGAACTATGTAGTCAGTGAGAAGAACAAGCCGATAGCACCTGAAAAAGGTGTATGGAGAAGGAAGGTTGTATACGACAAGCACGGCTACAAGCACGTTGTGACATTGAACTGCTACAAGGGTAAGTGTACAGTTACGAGCATATGGCATGAAAAGCAAGAGCCACATGCAAAGAAGAAGTACAAACACCTAAAGTGGCTGAAGTAGCGTTCTAGTTCAGAACGGATTTAAGCCTGCAGCGTTCTGTTGCAGAACGGTGGGGAAAGATAAAAAAAGCGCCGAAGCGCCTTAGCGAAGGCTTGAGGCAATCTTTTCGAACTCCTCAAGCCATTCGCCTTTAAATTTTGGTTCTACCGCCAGTGTTGCCTTTCTGGACGATAGAACCTTTATAGAATTTCAAGATTGCCCAGAAGGTTTGGAATAACATCATTCTGTCCTCGAGACTGCAGGACACTATGATGTCCGTGACAGTGTTTGACTGCAGCACGGACTTGTTAACATCAGCTGCAGCCTCGAGTATCATCCCGACATCCTCATCGTCGGGATGCGCTCCAATTGTCTGGAGCATCTCATTGGCATCTACCAACAGTATCTCGAAGGGGTGGATTTTGTAGAACCCCTCGGGTGGTAGATGCCCATGTTTTTCGAGGAACTCATATACTTCGGCATCGCATATTATGTTCATGAAGCGAACACCGAAGCTTATGAGTTCCTCAGCCTGGTCGTATTTCGAAAAACCAGGCTTTATCTCACGCAGCCAGCCGGCCATAGCGTTCCTGTGGCCGAGCGCTACGTGTGCTACCTCGTGGTACACGCAGTACCTGAGGTAGTCCTTCGGCGCTTGCTCGCCATATCGGTCTTTGAACTTCTTGCCGATATGGCTGGCAAGCTTAATGTTTACTCCCAGCGCCCAATCGTCGTCTGGGAGCCAGATGGCTCTGAAGTCAGAGCCACCTTCGAGTTCGACCACTGTCAGCGGTGGTCGAACATTAAATTCATCGCAGACATCTTTTGCGATGTCTGCGATTTTCTTTAATACTTCCATAATTTCTCACCCCTTTCGGGAGATTTTTTAATTGTTCATAGTCTATATAACATCAGCTACTGGTATTTTTAAGCGAGGGGAAAGATAAAAAATGGGAAGCCCGATACTTGTATACCGCCTCGATGCCGGGCGGTTGGGATTTATAGAATTTCAAGGCTCTAAAACCCCGCATTTTAATGCGGGGAGTAGGTCAAATAACAGCCAACCAACCTTTTTTGCGCTCATCAACTGTATAAATAAACAATGATAGAATTTCTGCGAAACTTAACCGAAGGAATGATGGCTATGGACAGCTTCCTTTATAGGGTCGGTGTACTGAAGCTCGAGGAGTTTAAAGTTCCAACAGGTGTTGGATATTTGATACATTGGACTGGCATGAACGAAATGCTCTCGCCTGTCCTTGCTCAGCGCATCAGGGACAACCTCGAATCCGCTCTTGCAATGGAAGGCTGGAGTTCGCAGAGCATCAACCGTGTCCTCAATAAGCTGTCGGTTGCAGTCATGCCGAACGGAATAATGGTGACGGTGCCTGATAAAATCTTTGCAGTGTATGAACGTGGCAGGCGTGGATATAAAATGCGACCGAGGCAAAAACCAGTACCAATCAGGCTCAGCACCGGCGAGATTATCTTCAGGAAAGTAACACCGCAGAGCATTGCCAAAGGTCGATGGTATGTACCACCGCAGCCTGGTAAGTTCATTCTTAGGCAGATACTTGAAGAGGTAAGAGAGGAAGTTGAAATAGAACTAATGGAGCGCTCGCAAAGGCTGATGCAACGACTATCCGAACTTGTTGCTGAACAGTTCGCCAGTACGCCCAACCCGTTTGCAAGAGGTGATTGACAGTGGAACGCAGGCACGTAATAAAAGAGATTGAGCATGCCGAGGGGTTTGTTTCATTTTTTGAAAGACTACTTGCTGTCAGCATGACTGCTATGGAAAAATTCATATCCGAGTACACTGATTTGGTCTTGGGACAGGATATATCTATCAAGCCGGTGTATGATTTCAACGTCTTTGCACCAGATACTCCAACAACCGTAGTTGTAGACATAGGTCCTCTAGCGAACGCTTCAGTTACATTTCCAGACCCGGGCAACCCGAATATAACAATACGCTACAAGATGGGACCGCACCAGTACATGCTCAGCGGGACGGTGAACTTCCATTTCGTATCGCTGAACGAACTGTTCGCTCACAGGACTGCCAGTGCGTTCTTCTCATTTGCACTGCTCAATCCACCGTTTTTCGAACAGTACGACTTTCTAACCTTCAAACCCACAAACCAGTCGAGTACTATCGTTCTGCCAGACGAGAGCGGTTCCCTTGCTTCAGCTAAGTACGATGTGACTGTTGGCGTTGAATATCTCTACTCACTAGTGCTGAATGTTGAGCCAAGACCGGGCTATCCAACACTCAACGGTTTGTATTTTAAAATAAAGCATAGCGAAACTCCCATGAATGAATTCGAGGTCAAATAACTTTCAGTTTGGAGGTGTAAAAGATGCCATACGTAAAACCTGGTGTATATGTAACTCAAGAGTACATTCCTTCCCGCAAGGCTGCACCGAACATCGATAACTATCTGCCCATGGTGATGGGCGTACCAGTTTATGTGAACGAAGCGCAGGCGTACTGGGGCAGTGCAGATACCATGAATAATAACATTGTTGAAATTCCTCTGCCTTGGAAAGACGGCTTTCCGTCCGACTTTTTCGAAATCGACCCCAATACCGTAAGAGTCGTGCTCGCACCATTCACCGAGACAGGTTTACCAGCTTTCATTACGAAAGACCAGTTCGAAAAGTTCGGCTTGCCGTTCCAAGTGCCGGAAATGTGTGCTGATATTACTGACTGGCTCAGAACACGGACTGTCAACGGCCAGCCAGCTATAAGCTCAACAAAAGTGCAGATACCGAGACTCAAATTCGCTTCCGATGAGCTTTCAAACATTGTCACATACGGCGGTCTGCAACTCAGCCAAGTCCAAGAAACAGTAATAGAAAACGGCAACACTGTTACAAAGACGTGGTACGTTGTTTCGCCACAGAGAGTAAAAATCTTCGTGTACTTCAAGGCATATCCAAAATCGAATTCGCCTAAACTAGGAGTTCCCGTCAAAATTAGAAGCGAGGCTGACATCGTCAGCTTGTTTGGACCAGTCCATCCAGCTAACCCGCTCGGCTTTGCACTGTACTTGACTTTCCAAGGCTCACAGAACGGCTATCCAGTTATGGCTGTACCATTTGCAGCAAGTAGCAGTGACAAAGACGAACCTGATGTCGATGAGTTCATAGATGTACTTAACGAAGTAGTTGTAGCTCCGAACATATACGCAATAGCACCGCTTATCGATGTAAGCAGAGTCGGTCAGCAGAGCGGTATTTCCGTTGCAGACGCGTTAGTTAGTGCCGTAAGGCTTGCCGAGTCGGAAAACTACATGAGAAAGTTCAGAATTGTAATGGCCGGCTTTAAGAACACTTCATATACAGCTGGACTGAGCAAGCCGGAAGTTATCGCTAAATTGGCAAAGTTCATTGCGCCAATAGAAGAAAAACGTGTAAGGATACTGCTCAACCCAGTGTTCATGGCAAGGTTCCTTACTAGCTCTTATCCTGTTCCAGGATATATGTATGCTTCATTCTATGCAGGACAAGTTGCTTACTTTATGAACAGACAAATGCCACAAATAGTCCTTACTGAAACTGAAGTGCCTGTCTTTACAGATGTGCTCTGGAACAACAACTTGTCTTACTACTTCAGCGAAATGGAGCTCAATGAACTTGCTTCATACGGCTACTGGATACTCTACAAAGACGACAATACTTCCACAGTAAAAGTCAGGCACCAGCTCACAACAGCGAATACTGATATGGTTACCTGGGAAGACAGTATCATACGCTCTGTAGACTTCATCTCAGAAGACCTCAAACGTGTCTTAATGAACTATGTCGCAAGAATTGTGCTTACTGAAGAGACGCTCAATACTATTATCAGACCGGCAATTGAAGACAGAATCAAATTCTATAAGGCGACAAACATCTGCGGTCCAAAAACAGAAATCAGCGAGCTCGTAATACCTGAAGATGAACCAGATAAGGTGCACTGTGTAATCAAGATGCAGACGCTCTTCCCACTCAATGTGGTCGAGTTCCATATAGTCGCAGGGCGGATGTAAAAGCGAGGGGGCTTGCCCCCTCTTTAACTATGAGGTGAACACATGAGCCTAAGAGTAGACTTCCAAGCTAAAAGCCAGGACTACTTTACTGCAAGCGCTGAACTGTTTTCTACCATACTCATGAAGCTGAATACCTTGTCGCTTCCTGAAAGCGCCAAGCAGCAAGTAGTTCAGCTGCAACAACTAGCCACCGAATACAGAAATTATGTCACTAATCTTGACTTTTCAAAAGAAACAGCAGCACAGTACATAAATACTTTGATTGATGGATTATTCGGAAGTACGGGTCTTTACCAGCAGGCAGTTAAATTAATGGCTAATAATTTCAAAGAAAGCAAAGAATACTCAAACGGCTACCTTAAGTTGGAGTCTGCACTCAGCAGTGTACTGTACGATGTAGTACTTACTTTTGAAATTTCAAATGATAGACCAGCATTTCAAATTACAGCAGCTGAACTGCTTCAGTACCTGCAGCTTGAAAATATTAAAGAGTTCTTTGAAGAAACTGAGCAAGCAGTCAGTGATACCAAGCAAGAAATCAAAGAACAGCAGAATGAGCGACAGCAGAATGAAATAAGACAGATTGGTCAGAACATAAAAGTTGAGCAGCAACCGAGCGGTACGTTTATTGTGCTGATACCGTCTGACAGTAGGGAGATACCGATTTACTATCAGTCTCGCACGGAAACGACAACGTATCAGACTGAGGTACTTTCGAATCCGGGTTCACCAACAGCCAATGTAGTAACCAGATTTCCAGTGAAGACCATTCGGCTGAAATACGCAGTTGCAGGCATCCAGCTGGTCGGTATCGACAAGACGTCAATTAAGTTGCCAGATGGGAAACTGCTTAGCGACTGCGTGATTGCATCGGCTACGGCATATGGTACAGCAGGTGCTGTCTTCTTCTATTCAGAACTTACGTTTGAGTGCATAGCGTAGAGGTGGAGCAGATGGAACAGAACTTCTTGACATTTAAGAACGTTGCAATAACTTTTGATGGAGCAAAAGTCAGCTATGTAAACTCAGCATCTGTGCGCAAGGAATTAGTTGTTGAACTTGCTTCGTCAATTGAAGAAGGCAAAGAAGTAGCTGTTACGAATCCAGTACCATATGCTGGTCCTGAACGGTATGCGGTGTCGTTTTCGGGAGTTTCACAAGACATGCCGAGCCTGAATGCAAGCTACCAATCTATTGCACTTGGCAATATCAAATTATCTAACTGCTATGCTCGAACGTTCAGCATAAGTTTAGACTACAGCTCAAGCAAGCTCTTCAGATTTCAAGGTGAATATGAGTGTGAAGCAATGAGTTAAAAAATAAAAGGAGGTATCAAACATGCCGGGCAACTTCTTAACACTCAATGATGTTCCTGTATGGCTGAAACTTCGTTCTGATAGCGCAGACTATGCAGACTCGTTTGCACAGAGCATCACCGTAAACTATATGGTACAAGTTGAGCGTGTTACCGAACTCGGAACACTGCAGTTTCTACCAGTAACAGGATTCGAGGCAGTGACACTTCAGATGAGAAGAGTTGCATTCAACACTGCAAACCAAGATATTGCTCAGCTTTCTATCGGGGACAAAATCTATGAAGTCAAAGTTGGTTCAAATGCAAGTCTGATAGCTCGCAACTGCCATGTGTCAATAGTTAGTAGAGGCGTTACGGCAGGACAGGTTCTAATCTATGACGACATTACACTTGAATGTGTAACACTTGAGGCAAATTCCCAGCAAGGGAGTTCTGGAACCATAATAACTGTTGGTTCCTTTTAAAGGTATCCGAAGATTTGAGGAGGTAGTAGTGTGGCACAGGGGCAAGGAGTTGTAATAACCTCATCTGCAAGAAATGAAACCAAGCTCTATGTTACGGCATTTAACATAACATTCCAGCAGGATGTACAGTGGATATACGATATAAACAGCTATAAGCCTGTCAAGCTGATTGCGGCAAAACCAGTGTGGGTTATTCAGCTTACTCAGGCATTTGCATCAGGAACTCTGACAGGCAGCAATTTTACAATTCGTATAGGCGACAGAACATGGAATAACTGCGTGCTTGCCAGTGCCACCGACGAAGTCTCCGTGGAGACTATAATTTATTACTCTACACTGACCTTTTATTGCCCAGCGTAAAAAAAAGGAGGGATATAAATGGCTGAACTCAAAATGAATAGTCTTGTTGCCAACCCAACTTCTTTTGCACCGTTCAAGTCTACACAATTCCAAGTTGAGGTTTACGAGTGGTCTGGTGAGACTAAGACTTATGCATCAAATCCAACTTCCCTTGGATATGCCATGAACGTGGTAGTAAACGAAGAAGATGATGAGCGAAGGCAGTTCATCATAGGTAGTGACAGTCCGCAAATCGTGACAGGTGTAAAAGCATACACTATTCAGATTTCGACCATGGCTTCGCCTACATTTAATGCATTTAAGTTGGCTAAGAACAAACAATACATCAGAATAGTGGTCAAGGATTCAGACCAGACGATTGCACAATATTCTAACTGCCTGATACAGAACTATTTACTTAATGCCAATGTCGGCGACGTGCTGGTTTACGATACAGTTGTGGCCTTATGTGCAACGAAGGAATGACCTTTCTAAAAGTCAATTTATGCATAATTTGACCTGTGGATAGGTCACTTACGCAAAGGTGGTGAGAAAATGACACTGGATTTATACACACTGCCGATTGACCAGTACAACGACCCGGGCAACCGCATGGGGTTCTCCCATATGGTTATTCCTGAGAGATTCAGAAGTACTGACTACCTTACTGATGTTGTCAACGGCAAAAAGCAGTATGCTGCATATATTGTCGGCAAGGGGACGTCGAAAGGCATATACAGGATAGACAATCCAATTGATGCACTCACGAGTGCATGGTATTTTGTACAGAACGTTAAGTACTTCCCAGAAGATATTGCAGTACAGATTGCGGCAAAAATATATGACGCGCTGGTTTCATTTGGTATTAACTCAGATGATGCTGACTATGTTAAGGCTCTATCAGAACTTGCTTCGAAAGCTGGTGCAACTGTGCCAGAAGGACCTGTCACTGTTCCAAATGAAGTTACAGTTCCTGATACCGAAAAGACTGCCGAAAGGCTTACAATGCGTGAAAGGATGAAACTTCCGAAAAAGGAATTCGGATTAGTTTACAAAGACCCAGTCACTGGCAAGACTGTTAAGAAATATCCTCTGCACGACAAAGAACACGTTATGGCTGCCATAAGGTTCTTTAATATGCACTACGATAGGCTACCTGAAGAATTCCGAGCTAAAGTAGCAAAGGAAATCAAACAGAAGGCTAGCCAGTATGGGATTATGATTTCACCAGACAATGTAATTCACAAATACGCTTCGTTGTTTGAAAAAACTGCAAAGGAACTCACGATGCGTGAAAGGATGAAGCTACCAAAGAAAGTTTTCGGACTGGTGTACAAAGACCCACGAACTGGCAAGGTTGTAAAGAAGTACCCACTGCACGATGAGGCACATGTTAAAGCTGCGATTAGCTTTTTCAACATGCACTACGATAAGGTTCCTGAAAAATACCGTGCAAGCTTAGCAAGGAAAATAAAACAGAAAGCAAAGCAGTACGGCATTCAAATTTCGCCAGATAATGCACTTAACAAGTATGCGTCTCTGGAAGAAGGAAAACTTAATCCTGACTTCTACAAATACATCGCACTAAGAGAAAAATACGCACCGGCTGAATACAAACCCGTGTATGAAAAGATAGCGTCAGTTGCTGAAGACTATCCACCGCATTTAGTTGCTAAGGTACTTGAAAGATTAGATAAAGATGCAGGCGTGGATAGATATTGGAAAGTCGTAGGCACACCGCTTGATGCAGTTACTACACCAATGAAGCCTCTTGAAAAACAAGCATCGGACAGCAAGCCGAAAATTTTCAAGACAAACACCGAAGAAGTGTTAAGGTTTGTCGAGAAAAATATGAATGAGCTTCTAAATAAAATGCGCTAGGCAAGTGCAAAAAAGTTAACGAATAAGTCCCCTATCAGGGGACTTTTCGTTTTCCAACATTTCGAATACTGTACGATATAATCTGTTGTAGTCCGCAAAGGAGGTAATTTCTCTTATGATAAAACGTGCTGACGAGGAGGAGTGAGAAGTTATGGCATTGCTTAGCGAAGCCAGCTTAACTGACCCAAAACAAGTAATAGACGCACTGAATAACGTAGTTGCACCATACGGTGTAAGCTATCCAAAAGACGATTTGGATGTGTGTTTAACATTTGCTCGAAAAGTTCAACCGGTGCACGATAGTGTTGTCGACAAGCTCCGAGCATACGACACGCTTTCTAAACCTGTAGCGTATCAGCACTGGCACATATTCGAAAAGGTTGCGAACTTTCTGCTTGACGGCATTGGCACAGTTGAGTACGTAACACCACCGACTGAGCAGGAGCTCGCTTTTACCTGCTGGATTATCCAGCGGGATTTTCCAGATATGCTGAAATACCTGAATGAAGAAGTTCAGACCTACGTAACGACAGTCTGGGGCAAGTACTATGGTTATGCCGTTCCACATCCCGTTATGCTCAATTTCTGGCGGGACGTCCGCACACTCATTGGACCTGTCTTTGAAATGCTTGAGTATTTAGAACGTGCGGAACATGTAGATATAACGAGATTTCCGATGGATATTGTTGAAGGGCAGGCTATTAGGTTGTATACCATTTCTCAATTTCTTAAAGACTACGGCTATTCTGCGGAATGGCACAAGGCTATTGTTAGGAGGCGGACGGTATGGGCTCAGTGACACCGATGGGAATAATGCCTGATGAGATACGGGGACTACTGCCTGTTACAGGTTCTGGTGCAAAAAGACTAATCAACAAAATAATGGATGTAGACAACGCAAACATTACGGACAACATCCGTGAAATTTTTAAGATTGCTTATTTCCTATACGTTTCTAACGGAACGATAGCAGCTGCTGTCAACAAGCTTGTCGAGTATGCCCTTACTGAGTTAGATTACGAAACCGAAAATCAGGAAGCACTTGAAATAGTAAAGGACATTTTAGAAAACAAGCTTAAGATAATAGACATTATCTTTAAGCTAGGACTTGACTACTTCATTTACGGTAATGCATTTGCTTCTGTTGTAGCACCGTTCATGCGTGAGTTTGTGGGTGTTTATACGAAAACTGTCTATACACCGAAAGTTGTTAACGGGCAACCCAACTGGGAGTTCAAGGAAAAACAACTTTACTTCAGAGGTCCAAACAGTTACGAACCAGTCGAAGTACGTGATACTATTTTGAAAAACAGGAATTTTAATATTGTTGTCTGGAACCCATCAGAGATTGAAATAAACTATAATGAGTATGCGAACGTTGCCGAATACTACGTCAAGATGAACAAAGGTTTTGTTAAGCGCTTGATGAAAGATGAGTTTCTGCTTGGGACGACACCATATGCATTCCTTGAAGCGATAATTAAAGGCACGACAACAGTTAAACTTAATCAGAATAACTTGGTTGTGTTCCAGAGGGTTTCGCCGTCAGGGAAGTTCACGCCGTGGGGGTTGCCTTGGATAGTCCACGCATTCAAGGATACATACTACTATATGCTACTTGAAAGTGCGCAGGAAGCGATACTGAGTGAACGCATGGTTCCGTACAGATACATTTATCCGCCAACCGAACTTATTACACAAGGTTCGCCACTTACACTTGATTTGAATGACTGGAAGCGGAAGGTAACAACTGCTCTGACGAACTGGAAGCTCAATCCCAACAACATCCAGATATTCCCTGTGCCGGTTGGCGTAGGTCAGCTTTCAGGTGAAGGCAAGTCAGTCACTGTTTTTGCAGAGATGGATTTTGCAAATAACCAGATTATTCAAGATTTGCAAGTTCCGATGGAATTCATCAAAGGTGGATTGACTTGGTCTGGTAGTTCGGTGTCGCTCAGAATGCTTGAGAACCACTTCATCAACTTCAGGGAGCGAATCGAAGAAATACTCAACAAGATTGTAGCTATCATCCTGAACATTTTGGAACTGCCGAAAGTTTCCGTTAAGCTCAGACCGTTCAAGATGGCAGATGACATACAGCGCAAACAGATGTACCTGCAACTTTACCAGATGCAGACTATATCTAAGAAAACGCTACTCAAAGAATTCGACATTGATTATGAACGAGAGCTTGAACTGCAACGTCAGGAAATGTTGCGTGAACTTGAACTGCAGAAGCAACAATTTATAGAGCAACAGAAGATGCAGATGGAAGCGCAGGCAGTGGTTGCAACGATGCAACAGCCAGAGGTAGATATTCCCGAGAACCAGCCTCTAGGAGACCAAGCAAGATTGATGGGGCTGTCGCAGTATCTTCCAACACAGGCAATGCAACCGCCTATGCTTTATCCGCCAATGACGCCGGAAATGATGCGACAGATGCCGGTTGAACAGCAAGCGGACATGCGACCGCTACCTGAACAGAAACCACCTAGACGGCAGAATTCACCAATTTAATACTTAAGGAGTCAACTACCCCCGACTGAAGTCGAGGGCTTGTAAAAGCCCTGGTTGACCAGCCTAAGCACCGGACCCGAAGGGCAAGGGGACGAAGGTGCTACGTTGGTAGTAGGCTCAAGACCCACTCCGGGATGCTTCTCCAGTCCCGGACAGAGGAAAGTACGCTGGTATCTGGATGGGTATGGTAGCAGTGAGAGCAAGCGGATTTTTCGA